CGTCCGCCATGCTTTCATTCACGGCAATCGGGAAGCCTGCCAGCACATCCGGGCAATCCACCTGCAAGGACGGGATCCAGAGCGGACGGCCTTCGTTATCCTTCAGCAACGCCAGAGACTTGACCGTGTTGTCATTCATCATGAACACGGCGCCAGTGCGATACGCACGGTTTACGCTGTGCTTCAGCTCCATGATGTCCTCAAAGGCAATGGCATCACCCGCAGAGGTTGGGCCTGCCGCTGCGGCTGTTGCCACACCCATGGGCATGCCGTTGCCGGTGCCATTGGTCAGATCATCTGCCAACGTGCGCCCGAATGCTGTGCCCAGCGCGGTGGTGATGAAGGCATCCAGATCAATGAAGCTGTCTTCCATGAGTGTCCATGGGACAAGCACGGCATCCGTGGCATACAGAAACGCCTTCAGGACGGACTGGCCAAAGAGCATGGGGGACTGCCCGATCTGACTGTTTTCCCCAATGATCCGGGCACGGCGGCTGGTATCATCATTGGTAGGCCACGGCAGATCTGCACCTGTTGCGGTAGCAACCTCATCAAACAGATCCAGAGCCGAGAAATAATCCTTTAGTGCAACCAGAAGTTGATCGGAAAAGGCAGGCGGCACCAGATAACCACCGGCAGGCCCTGTGCCTGTGCCATTGGCATCATTCTTGAACTGGGACTGAGCCGCCGACATGCGCTTAACAACATAATCCCGGTCTTCGCCTGTCAGGCTGTTGATGCCGCCCAGCAACCATGAAGCAAACACACGCTTATGGCGGCGCTCTTCATCTTCCTGTTCATCCGGGCTGGTGCCGTTGTCATCTGCGCGGTTGGCAACGCCCTGCGCCAGTGTGCGTTCAGCATCTTCAGCACGTTCAATGCGATCAATCTGTGCCTTCATCTGGTCAGCCTCAGTCATCATGGCATCAAACTGAGCCGCTTGCTCGGCTGTCATGGTGTCGCCAGTAGTCAGAGCGCGTGCGTCTTCAATCAGCTTCGCCCGTTTGGCGCGCAGTTCCTTGGATTTCATATTCTCTTGTCTCCGGAAAAAATGGGGTGGCCGCTGTTCAGCAGCCGGTGTCAGTTTTCAGCTTCAGCCAGCTGAACGATGCGGCGGCGTGCCGCGATATCGGGCACTGACAGCGTATTCTGGGGCTTTTGCTGAGCAGTGGGCTGTTTGGTGAACATCCCGGCCTTCAGCTGCATTTGCGCCTTGTTCTGGCTGGCATCCGTAATGCTATCAATAAAGCCAGCCTCTTTGGCTTCCTGCGCCGTAAACCATGTTTCTGCGTTCATCATGTCCGCAATGGCTGGCACGGTCTGGCCGGTTTTCCCTGCATACAGGCTAGCAAGCTGGGCATCTATCTTGGCAAGCACTGCGGCTGTTTCCGTCATGTCGTTCTGATTGCCGACTACAACGCCCCAGGCATTGTGGATCATCAGAAAGGCATTCGGGGCCATGCTGATGGTATCACCCGCCAAGGCGATGAAAGAGGCCGCAGAAGCAGCCAGACCATCTACCACAACAGAAACCGGGCCATTGTGCGCCTGCAACGCGGAATAAATGGCCAGACCGTCAAACACGTCACCGCCAGGGCTGTTGATGTGCAATTCAATCGGCCCAGGGCCAACACTGACAAGGCTCTGCGTGAAATCCTGCGCGGTGACGCCCCAGAGGCCGATTTCATCATACAGGTAAATAACGGCAGACTGATCAGCTGCGGCACGCGGCCGCACGTCTAATGTCTGGGGCAGACCAGCCTGCGCACACGTCAACAACACACGGTTGGAAAACCGGGCTGCTGGTGAATTATGTCGGTACATGTTGCCTCATTCTTTAGCAGGCGTGGGTGGTGCAGGATCTTTGATCTGCTGTTCCAGCGGCACATATGCGCCATTGATGAACACCGTATCGCCACCAGAGACTGGCGCCCGGTTATCCTTTGCCCTGCCTTCGTTGATTGTAAGCTGGCCGCTTTGCACCTGCGCTGCCGTGACCTGGGCCGCTTTCAGCGGATCCATGGAAAGCAGCCCTTCGCGGTCAAACTCCGCAAAGAAATTCGTGCCTAAAAACAGCTTGGCGTTCAGTTCACTCTCAATGCGTTTAAGATCCGCATCCAGCGTGAAAATCAGATAAGCCAGCGTGTTTTCTGCAAGGCCCGTGCCCCATGATGTGCTTTTATCCGTGGCATTGAGCATATGAAGCGGCACCCCGAAAAAACGGGAAATATCCGCCACCTGATAACCACGGGCCTGAATGGTTTGCAGATCCTGCGGACTTAACTGGAATGGAGTATATTTCGCACCATCATCCACAATGATGGTTTTGCCCCATTTACCAACACCCGAATAATTCTGATCCAACTGCGCCTTCATGCGCCTGAAGGAATCATCATTCATGCGGCTGGGAACCTGCATTACCCCGCTGGGCAATGCAGCATTCTGGTGCATCCGACCGGTGCGTTCTTCCATCGCATGCGCAAGACCAATGGATCCACGCGCAAACGCCTGAATGCGCGATAGACCCTTCACACCATCAAAACCGGGGCCGGGTATGTGGATCATATCCTCTTGCAGGACAGTTTCCACAGTGCCGTCCAGATGTGTGCAGACGTAGTAATTTACACCCGGTTTGGCAGGTAAGCGCACCACCTGAACCTGCCACGGCATGAAGGTTTCAAACCCGATCACCCGTGCAGCGCCGTCATACCGTATGGCGCTGTAATGGTTTCCCCATAGCAGCACATTCAGGCCCCACAGCTCACGCCAGACAAACGAGGTTAGGGAACGGCCCGGATATGGCACTGTATTGAGCAACGGAACCAGCTTGTGGTTCGGCTGCAATTCCCGCTGGCCGCCCGGATGCTGTTTCCAGATCTTCAGTGGCAGACCGGCAATCACACCGGCTTCCAGCGTCACGCACCGATACACGGCAGAACAGGCCATGGCCGTGCGTTCCGTTACCCGTGGCGCCCAATCCATACTCCGGCCACCAGGGTATCCCAGCCATTCCGACCAATCTGGAATGTCGGTAAGCGGTGTGCTGGGATTTTCCGGGTTGCCAGAGGCAAAGAACAAGGGTTCCTTACGTTCCTGCGGCGTGTTTTGACCGCCGCCGAAAATGCTGTTCAGGATTCCCATAGTTCCTCACGGTCATAAATACTCTGGATCGGCGGCTCCGGGTTCCGGCTCATGCAGGCCACGGCATCAAACAGCGCCATCAGCGGGTCGATCTTCTTGCCGCCTGCCATCTGCTTGGTGATTTCGATATTGTTGCCCTTGGCCTGCGCCTTTGCATTGCCAACCGCCCAGGCCATGATTGGACGCGCCCCATGGGAAAACGTGCCATCCGCCAGCTTGCGCTCCAGCGTCTTGATGGCCCCGGTCATTTTCCAGCCCTGGCTGATCCCGACAATCCGCTCCTGCTCAATGCCACGGGCATGCAGGGCAAACACAATTTCAGCCACACCCGCAGGATCCAGCCCAACCATGGCCAGCTTGCCGGACTGGTCGATCATCTCCACCACATCCGCCAACTGCCGATTGTCATCACGCATTTCATGGACAATGACGAGATCACCCTGCTTCTGGAAATCCAGATAGCGCGGCGCTTCCTCCTTGCGGTGCTTCAGCACGTCCTGAAATACCCAGCTACGCTGCCAGTGCAGCCAATCGCCACTTTCTTCATCCCGGCCGAGCACAGCCAGAGATAGAAAATCGTCCAGACCGCCGCCATCAATACCGCAGACAATCACATCAGAGCATTCCAAGATCAGATCCAGCTTGACCAGCGGATCACCCTGATGTTCCCAATATTTGGCCCCTGCCCATGCCTTTTCGCGCAGGGACATGCCCATTTCCACATTCAGGTGCTTGGCCATCCAGACGCGCAAAACGCCTTCCCCAGCCTCTTTGGCTTGGGCGTATCTGTCTCGCAGGAACTCATCCGATACTGACACCCCCAGATTGGGGTTGGTCATGTACCAGTTATCCGGATTGTGCTCGCCTTTCTTATCCAGAATTTTCTTGGGAAATTCATAGATAACCGGCAGAAACCGGGGCGAATTGATCTTGCCGTCCCGCACGCCACGCGCATATTCCAGGCGGCTCTTGAACACACCGGCAGGCTCTTCATCCGACTGCGTGCTCAGGTAAATGATGAAACCTTCCGGACGGGATGCAATGCCGCCAGTGGCTTCCATGAGCATGTTCTCGGCCGTTGGCTTCTTGCCGAACTCCCACAGCTCATCCACCAGAATGCCGGTGGCTTTCTTGCCCACAACGGAAGATCCATCAGCCGCCACAACCTTGAGTGTCGCCCCGGTTTCACGGTGCGTCACGATGCGGGTGTAATCCTGCACATGGAACAGGGCATCCAGTTCAGGGTCTGCCTTGATCATGTCCCGCGCAGGCTTGAAGGCGTTGTCTGCGGCTTCCTTGGTTGGTGCCAAGATCAGAAACTCGGCCGATTGCCGCCAGTTCAGGATCAGAACCGTCAACATCACGCCCGCCGCAATGGTGCTCTTGGTGTTTTTCTTGCTTACCAGCAGGAAAAACTCGGTGATCATGCGCTTGCCGGTTTCCGGGTCATATGAACCGAAAATGGCGGCGGCAAAGTCCTTCAGCCAATCACGGCAGGATTCACCAATGGTCGGTTCACCCAGCACATCCATGATCTTCAGGGCATTGAAAACAGCCATCCCCTGCGCAGCGGCGTCCGGGAAAAGCGGATCACATGGCACAAGGCTTTCGCCCGCAATGATGCGCTTTTCCCAATCCCGGCAGGCTGTGCTCCATGACAGGCCCGCCTTGGCCGCAGGCGCTGCCTTGCGCCGTGTGGTGGCTGTCCCGGTCTTTCGTGCGGTGGTTGCCGCCTTGCGCTTGCGTGTTGCGGGCTTTTTCTCGGTTTCACTTGCCATTGTTCACAACCAGTTTGGGGGAAGACATACGCGAGAACTTGCCGCTGGCTGCTTTCTCGGCAGCTTCCCGGCGCTCTTCCTTCACGCCCTTCTTTTTTCCGGAACCCGTGACGCCCATCATGTGGGTTTGCCTCAGCTTGTGCAGGCTTTCCGTGCGCTCTTTGATAGTGATGGCCTTCAACATCGCATCGCGCCGGCGCGATCCGGTATCGTCTGCTGTTTCCAGCTCAATCGCTTTGGAAATCTCGCCAAGATGGGATGTCGTATCCTCAAGTTCACCGAGCAGGCGCGACACCATTTCATCCATACGTTCATCCACGTTGGCAGCAGATCTGCGCCCGGTGGATGGTAGTTTCTCCCGTGGTAGAGCGGGGTTGCGCTGGGGATTGTGCGCAGGTTGGTGCGCAGTTTTGGTATTTTTGCGCACTTTTTGCGCAGAAGTGCGCACCCATCCACCGGACGCAATGCGCTTGCGCAGCGTGCTTTCGGCTACGCCATGTTTTTTTGCAATTTGGCGGTTTGACAAGGCTCCTGCGCGAAAATCAGCCTCTATCGCGTGCCAATCCGTGTCAGTTTTCTTGGGCATTCCCTACCATCCCGCGCAACAAAAGTGCGCACTTCAAAACGCTGGAACGAAAAATTTTTCACGCGTGCCACTGGCGCGGTTCAGGTGCCTTGGGGCGATTATACTTTTACCCCTCCCCCTACCCGCTGGACGCATGGCATGGCAGCCGTGCATGACGCGGCTGCATACCATCGAAAAAATGGCAGAAAACCGCCGTTTTTCAGTATTCAACGGCGTTTCGTGCTGCCCGCGCCCGTGCGGTCTTGGCGGTATGGCAGGATCCGCAAAGCAACTGGACGTTGTTCTCGTCCAGCGGTGCGCCGCCATCCTTCAGCTCCTGAATATGATCCCCAAAGAGCCGCGTGCCAGTGCGGCCGCACTGTTCACAGCAATGCGGCCGCTTGCGCTTGATGGAAGCCATCAGGGCACGCCACTCAGGGCTTGTATAAAAGCCGTCAGCGCGTTTGGGTGGCTCTTTGGCTATGCTGGTATCCAGAACGCCTACAAGCGGCCTCATGCACGTCAGAACGGCTTTCTTGCGGCTGCTCATGTGGTGGCCACGTCCAGCTTGGACAGGTCGAACGTCACCAGCTCCCACTTGGCATCTGGCGATGGCCGCCGGTGCAACCGCACGTAATCCTTGGTCACGTCCACGCGCACGCTGTCAGAAATCGCCTGCATGCCGCGCTGCCATTCTTCATCGTCAATCTCCAGACGCCGGAGCGCGAGGATCTTGCCCACGTTCATGCTGCCCTGCTTGTCCACGTCAAACGCATCCAGCACCACAGCTTTCAGATTGGCGTTCGCGCCCTCAGACCAGCGGTTCAGGCAACTATGGATCAGCGTTTGTGCCGCCTGAATTTCAGGGCCAAAC